AGGAGAAATAACTCTAAATTACTGTTATCAACAGTATCTATTTCAATCTGATCGCCTGTAATTAACGATCCAACGACATTCTCTACTGAAAATCTTTTCTTAGTTGTATTAACATCAGCAGGGTTTAAAGATGAAGCAATGTCAGAATTTAAGGCATCACGTTTTAACTCAATAAAACCTGTCGATCCAAAATATATAGACATTTATAAAGCAAGGCCAGTAGGTGCTCCATTTACTTCAAAACTGATATCTGCTGCCATCACTTCACCAATAGAACTCGTCATATTAAAGCTACTAGGTATTGCAGAAAATTCTATAAATCTACCTTCAGCACTACCATCTTTTACTTTTAATTTTAAAGTAATTGCAGTACTTTCAGCATTAACACCATCACCTGCACTACCACCAGTTTTTACAATGTTAGAAATTATAGTGCTTAATTGCCCAGAACCACTGCCACTACTGTCTTGGTAATAATAAATACTAGCACTACCTGTATAACTTCTTGTTCCTGGAATAATAGTTCTATCAGTATCTTCTAAAGAAACAGTTTCTAAAACTGCTTGGTTAAATGAAAAGGACCAAGATCTTACTTTGGCAGCTTTACTACCATTAACAAGTAATTCACCATCCTGTCCTGAGTAAAAGCCAGCCATCGTATTAAGTAAATTTTAAATACATTCTAATCCCCATCGAGGCAAGCGACAAATTTACATTGCACATTGGATCTGCCAGGTCTGACACTTGATACCGTAGGAGGACCATCAAAACGATACCTTAATTTAAAACCATTTGAGTCTATTTCGGACATATTGTTAATTAAACTTGAAGAGTTAACACCAGCTAAAGCATTTGCAGATGTAAAAGATATGTAATCATAATCAGAATTAACTTCTTCATATAAATTTAAAATTAACAAGGCATTATCATCAGTAATATTTGTGAATCCTAAACTTAACTTTGCGTCTGTCTGTTTATTTCCATATCTAAGAACAGTCTTTGCACCATTCTGTGCAACAAACTCTGTCTGTGAATACGTTCCAGGGGTATAACTCCTAGATGAAGGTTTTATATTAGGAAAAGGTTTTGAACTAGCCATTATAATCGGTCACTAAATATGTTTTCATCATACTTTAAAACTAACAATTTTCCATCTGATCGTAAGGGTTGATGAGTTCCTGTTAGCTGTACAAAACCTTCTTCGGTATATGTAATAGATTCTATTTTATATATACGATCAGCAGTATTTGTTTGTTGAACTGTAAAAACAGCATTTCTAAATTGACTTGAAGCTCTACCATTTTCTGCTGTTAATGTTGCACTTCTTGGTTCACCAAATTCATTTCCATTGTCATCAAAAGCTTTCCAATAAAAAATACTTGCACCTACTGGATTTGAACTACCTTGAGATTGTATTACACCATCACCAGAAATATAACCATTTTCAAATCTATCATTATGAGTAATTTCAGAGAAAAATCTTATATGATCTCCAGGCTCTAGTGACATTGCAGATTCAGGTGTAGTTTCAAAACTTATTCCATGGTCTACGTATTTTCTAATAAGCAAAGCATATCTTGCAAATTTTTTAGCATGATTCTCTGATGTACAAAAATTAGACATATCAAAAATTTCTCTAGGATCATTTTCACTACCACCTAATTGATTACCTAATTTTTCATCATAAACTTGTGTTTTAGGAAATCCATTTTCTACTTCTTCACGATATAAAACTCTCGCCTGAAATAATTGTCTTTCTTCAGGAGATAAGAAACTTACCTTAAGGTTTTTTGTGTTGCCGTCAGTAAATAATGCTTTTACTAAATCTTTTCCTAATACATCACGATTTATTCTATTGTTTGAATCTACAGGAACTGTTGGTGTTAAGGAAAACTGTCCTCCTTTTATAGTGAAATCCAATAAACAATAAGCTGCATTTTGATAGATAAATTCTCTTATATTTTGTTGCTGAGTAATAATTCCATCCCAGAAAAAATTATTTGCCTCACAAAATTCTGAAGCCTTTTTCATGTCTACTTTATTAATTTGGGTCGTTCCAATTAAATTACCTGCTCCATTTACACTGTCAGTTAATATGTGATATGCAATATCAGGAAATAAATTTGATGATTCTGTCGTACCTGTAATTAAATTTTCTACTTTTATTCCATTTTTTACATATAACGACAGTTGAGAAAAACTATTAAATTCTTTACTACTATTCATTTTTAAACCAACATTAGATAATGAAGAATATGGCATACTGGTATTCTTTTGCATTTCATTTACATAAGTAATCTGATGTTCTGGTTGATCTAAATGAGAAGGTCTTTCTGCATCAAATTTTATATAATCAGCAATTGCATCATAAGGATTTAAATTCTGACCTTCAGGCCATGGTTCTGTTACAAAAACACCAAAATCTACACTACAAAAAACATCTTCATTACCAAAAGAATCAAAAGGAATAGTGACTTTATCTCCTTCTTTATAACCAGTACCTTTATTTACAATTTCCCATCTCTTTGCACCACTATCAAACAATTCAACTTTTAACTCTAACCCCGTACCAGAACCACCTGTAGGATTTACATTTTTTGGATAACTTGCAACCATTCCAGTATCTAAAGTTTGCATCCTTGATAAAACTACTTGATACTCACCAGCAAAATCGTCATCCTCATCAAAATAAATTGCTGATCCAGCATGATAACGTATGCCTCCTTGTACAATAGAAAATTCTGTATTGTTTGCTGCAAACGTATCGTAATAAGGTCTTGCGGGCATAAATTTGGCTTGGCCCTGTTGATTACCTTCGTGATAAAAAGTAAGTTGAGTTCCCCTAGTATTAAATATTCCATGACCAGCACGACCTACATTTTTTTGAACAACTCTTGATTCGTCATCTTCATTAGTATTATAAGCAGTTTCAAATGGTACATATTCTTCTTTAGTTCTTGGCGTTCCAACTACAAAACGATCAAAAGATAAAACTTTACCTCTACTAGCATCATCTGCTTCTGGTATTTCTCCTAAAAACCATTCAGGATTACTAGCTCTAGTAGGTGTTAATGGATAATTCGATTGCCCATTAAAATAAACAGTAAATCCATCATTTGTTGTAATCTGATCTAATGATGTACCTGTTAAAAGATTTATATTTTCACCTAAATAATCTGCTTTAACTTTATTTCCTGGAAAAGGTTGTAATTTAAATTCTCTTAATTCTTCATTAGTATGATTAATCCTTATAAAGTTATATTGAGGTTGAGGTGTTCTTCCTAAAATAGCAAAAGGTTTATCTCCTATTTCAGTCCATTCATCTTCTCCTACAGTTCTTGTATATAACTTAAAAAAACTATATCGTTTTACGTATTTACTTAACTGACCTAAAGAAATATTACCGTTCTTTTTTTCATAATCATGTACGACTCCATCTCTTCCTGAATTATCAGGTTCACCATGATAACGATAAAATCCAGGGTGACTATTAACATTTGAAAATCCTGTGATCTGTCTATTAACAACAGATTTAATTCCTATTTCTGTGGTATCACATTTATAACTATTAGTAATAACTCCAATAGCACATTTTTGTATAAGCAATAATTCATAAGGATCATGTGTATTTGTTACTCCTCTAACTTGTACTTCTCCAGGTTCAATAATTTTAAAAGTAAATTGTTTTGTTTTATTTTTTTCCCAAATACCATTATCATGGCTTGTTAAAATTCCTAGTGCCGTTCCAACAAGATATTGTTCTCCTATTGCAAGAGAATCGTCTGTATTTTCTCTATCGGCATTAACAGATGAAGCAACATCTTCTGCACCCCAATCACTAAAGTCATATTCATTATTTGGATCGTGGTTTGATATTTGATAAGTTATAAGATCATCTTTGACAGCATTAAAATTACCATGAGTTGTATTACCATTTTTTGCAACAACAGCTTGATATCTTGGAAAGTTTGTTTGTATTTTTTCTCTTTTTATTATTGTTTTATTTTTTACATCACCATCTAAATTATCTTGCATCAGTATTAATTCATAAGGCAACATAAATTTCATGCTGTTAGGAACTGGATTGTAATTACCAAAAACATTTTGAGTCGAAGGAGTACGAGAAGCACAGAATGTATCATTAACAAAACCAGCAGTATAATCACTATCAACTAAAGGTAAGGCAACATCATCTGTAGAAGTATTACCATCTCTATCTAGTTCGCGTTCTAAATTACCTTGAGGATATTTATGTGGCCCGTTTTTAAATAATCCATCACTACCACTACCGTTATACCAAAACAGTCTAAGTTTTCCTTCTGAGTAATTTTTTAATAAAATATCTCCTATTGCATAGCCATTAAAATCAGGACTTTGACCGAGTTCACCTGAAGATAAATTAAATATTGCTTTTATCTGTTGCCCTTTACCTAGACTTCTCATTTGTGACCATAGAAGTTGTGTATTAACACGAATACCACCAAAATTGCTATTATTTTTTGTTAGACGTTTAGCAAAAACTAAAGGGATAACAGCACCCATCTCTGCAAGCTCTTGTATCGAGTCAAAACCTGTCTGCGGTGCAAATCTCCTTACTCCCTGCTGACCTGCTGTAGTAAGACTAGGAGGAGTTTTAGGAGGCTTTGGTTTAGGTGTTAAGAAGTATGCAACAACAGTCAGAATTAAACCAATAACTATATTGGCTGCTACCGTTCCACTCCCTAAAAAACCTACGAAAGCAGCTACTGGACCATTAACAACGTAAGGAATATTGTCATACTCTTTTGGTCGTTTTCCATTTTGGCTTGCTGTATACTCTAAAAATTTAAAATATTCTTCTGTAGTTAAACCTAACTGTTGACAAAGTTCTTGCTCAAAGGGTAATAATATTTTTCTATATCCAATTTGTCTAATGGGCTCCATCGAACCATCGACTCTCCGCAATTCAGCCATCCTTCTTCCCAGTAAACTGCAAGCCCATATCCAACATTAGATTTACATAATGCTACTGTACCTATCTTAAACTCTTTTGTCTCGTTTCCCCACTTTTCTAGTTGTTCTTTAAATATTCCAAAATCTTTTTTTCTTACCCGTTTATACCAATCTCTTGTAGGTTCTGGTGATGTAATCCCATAATATTTTAAAACTGTTCTTGCTAACGAAACACAATCTGCTGCATGATGTTTTATAGGATCAGCACCTAATCTATAACGTAAACCAATAAGTTGATGCGGCTTCATATAGTTTGTATATTTCCAGTTCGAGGTAAGAAACCTACAATAGATGGTGTAAAAACTCTATTCGGTGCAGTCGTACCAACTGCATCTATTGCACTACTTAGTAAGACTTCTATGGTTGTGGCATCATAAGCGAAAGAAGCAACAAGCCAATTTTCTACAGTTAATATTTCCGCAACTGTAAAATCACTATTCATTTTACAGACTTCTATCTTTGCATTGTGCCTTACTGCTATTGAATCTCTTATATGATTCATAGAAATAGAATTATTAGCTAATACTAATTGTGCTTCTAAGTTGTCACCTGATTTAGTTTTTGCTGCTCCTTGATATATAAAAGGTAAAAATGTATGTAAATTACCATTATGTAAAATTGAATTAGAACCTGCCGTTAAAGTATTTTGATCTCCTCTTACACTGTTCTGAAAGAAACGATTAAAAGCTGAGTCACTAGGTTTTGTTAAATGTAGAAAAGTAGTTAAATAGGTAATACTCATAATCCTAATGAAGCACGTTGACTACGAGAGTTTTTTAAAGTAGATAAAGCTTGAGAACGACCAGCATTAGCACCTTGTTTTGCAGCAGCATTTATTATCTGCGGAACTGCATTTTTTGGAACGTACTCATCACCATTGAAATTAAGAACAGGGCCAGTATATTCGACTATTGCGTTACCCGAACCACCTGCAACTGTACCAGAGCTACCAGAACCACCTGGGATAACAGAGCCACCTCTAGCACCTGCTGAATATCTAGACATCGCACCATCCATTTTAGAAGCTGGTATGACGTATTCTGATTCACCGCCTTCTCCTATTAATCCCATAGTAGGAGAATTTACAACACCACCATATTGAAACGCCTTAAATCCACCTGCTCTATTATATAAACCTTGTTCCCCTGCAATTCCTAAATTTACAGAACCAAAAGGTATCCCAGTAGATCCTAAACCAGAAAATAAACCTCCTCCCCCTCCAAAACCACCACTAAATAAACCTAATATTCCTTTTTGAATACTGTTGGCCATCATTTTTGCAGCCATGTCTAAAAAATGATCTGCAATTCGTTGAAACATATCAGCAAAGGCTTGCTGAACACTTTTAGTTCCTTTAATAATATCTTTAAAAGACTGAGAGAAAGAAGTTGCAATAACTTCTGAAGCAGTAAGTATTTGAAATATAGGATTTTGTAATTTAACCATTTCATCATTAAGATCTTTAACTTTATCTTCAATAGCAGAAAAAGCTAACACTCCTGACTGACCAAATTTTCCTTGAGCTTCATCTACTAATGTAAGCTGTTTTCTAATTATTTTTAAACCTTCTATGGTATCTTTTATTGTTTGATCTTCTGTGTCAGCAAATGTTTTCTCTAATTTTTTAATACGATTTTCAATTACTTCATCAGCAGTTTTTAATCTAAAACCAGCACCAATTCTACCGAAAATGCTTATTTGTTTTGCTTGTTCTAATTGATCTCTTTGTCTTGCTTTAATCTTTGCTCTAATTAATGCTAATTCTACAGCTTCAGCACCATTAATTAAATTTTGTTGTAATAACTGTGTAGTTTGTTGATCTCCAATTAATTTTCTAGCTTCAAAAATTTCTTTTGCTAATTTTGCTGAACGATTAGATCCTGCTAATCCTTGAAATGCTCCACTATCTGATCCAAACACTTCCGCTAAAGATTTTCTTATTCTTGGATTATCAAATTCATTAAAACTTTCTAATAATTTAAAAGCTTCTTCTTTCGTAATTCTAAATCTCTTAGCTAGACTATCAATATCTTTTGCTGCTAATTTACTTCCTTCACTTACAGTTGAAACTCTTGAATTTAGAATAGCTAATGATTGATTAAATTTTAAATTTTGATCATTAGCAGCACCTAATGCTGTACCAAGAATTGATAATGCAAAACCAAATTGGCCTCCAATCAGCCCACCTGCTGCACCACCAATTCCACCACCAACTGCTGCTGCACCTGTTTGTCCAAAAAGCAAAGGAAATGAACCACCAATAATTGCACTACTTGCAACACCACCAAAACTACTTTGATATCTAGGATTTCCTCCTCTTTTACTACCTGTATTACCAGTATTTCTTGCTTGTATCGGACCTATAGGACGAGAATATGCATTACTTTGACCTGAAACATCACCTTTACGAAATTTTTCAAAAGCAATACTTCTTGATGCTTCATTTATTAATTTATTTCTTTCACGAAGACCATTAGCAACGGCTTGATTTGCTCTTACATAATCTTTTGCTGCAATAGTAGCATTTTTAGTTCCAAGTGCTACTTTATTAAAATTATTAGTAGCAAGAGCTAGATTCTTATTAAGACTTTTAGTGCTTCTTACTGATAATTTAACTCCATCTATATAATCAGCAAAAACAGAACCCTTACCTTTTTTCCCTGCTAATAATTTATTAACCTTATTAATTGTTTTTGATGATCGCTCTAATTTTTGAGTCAAGCGATTAACTTGATTCATACCTCTTACAGCAATCTCAATAGAAGCAGTTTCCTTAATCACAAAAAATATTTTTTCCTATTCTACCTTCGCCTACGAACTTTTTCCATTTCTTTTTGTTGATCTTCATTTAACACCTGAAAATAAGCACTCCAACCCAAAACTTCTTCTAATGTCATTTTTCTTATTTCTGTAAGACTCATTCCTAATTCTTTTGCAATACCAAACTGCAACATCATAAAATTATCTTTACGCAGTTCAGTACTTAACCTTTTGGGTCAATAGGTTCCTGATTATCTGTTATTACAGCTAACATTAATAATTGCAAATCTGAATCTCTCACTTCATTTTTTAAAACATCAATTTCACCTAATTGAAATAATTTTTCTCCGTTTTCATCTTGTGCTTTAGACATTAGTAAACGCAAAGCAAATTCATTTGCGTCATCAATTTTTACTCCTTTTTGTGCTTTTTCACGTTCAGCTAATGTTAAAGGTGTCATCCACATTTCAAAAACTGTTCCATCGGACAATGGAACTTCTTTTTTTGTAGCTTCTAAGTTTGCAGCTTTACGCAAGCGATCAATTGCTCTCATAGTTTTGGTTGATGCCATAAATTAATTATATTACTTACTTAGTATACTAATCCTTCTGTCAAATCTCAACTACTTATACTTATACACCAGCAAAGTCAAATGTTGGTTGTGTTGCAGGTCTAAATTCTATACTTACAGATTGTGCATCATCTGGGTTAACATTCATTGACGCAGAAGTTAATGTAGCTTCAAATTCAATAAATCTACTTAATGTGTCACTAACTGCTCCACCAGTAAATACCTGATCTATATAAAGTTTCATTGATGCACCAACTTGTTGTCTCTGTAGTACATCTTGCACCATACGATTAACAAGTGCAGTATCTTCATTAGTCATATAAGCAGTAGCAGAACCTGTGCCATCACCAAAACCTGCAATATATTTTCTAAATGGAACAAATTGTGTTGGGGTACCACCAATAGTTGTTACATCTATTTCTTCTCTTGATATTTCAAATGTCCATTCTCTAACTTGTGAAACGCTAGCAAAAGCTGCATAGGCAACTTGAAACTCATTTGGAGATGCAACTGTTCCTGTATTTGTAATATCTACAGCAGAACCACCAGAAGTAGCTGAAACCTGTAACGCTCCTGTTGTGGCTGTATATGCAATTACATAGAAAGTATCAGAAGTATTTAACCCTGCTGGTAATGTACCCGTTCCAGATCCACCAGTTTGTGAATTGATAACACTGAACTTAACAGGATCACCTACTTTAAAATTTAAGTAAGTTTCAACAGTAATTGTTTCAGTTCCTACAACTACGTTAGCAGACCCAAAAGTACCTCTTGTGCCAGCAGGTTTATAGTATAAAGCTCCAGATGTTCCAGATAGACAGGTTACAGCCATGATTCTTCAAAAGAATTATATATCCTATACATTAGCGTGTTTTTTGCAATTTGTTTAGCTTATAACTGTAGCAATATAAGAAGTTTCTATTCTGCCTTCAAATAAAGGAGGATCTTCTGTAGTAGAAAATGTTGGGCCATCAATATTACCTGTTCTAAAAAATACTCCAGAATTTGTTTTTGCAGTAGCGTTTAAAGTTTCTATAACATTAACAGCAGTCGTAATTAATGTTTGATTTCTTGCAGGTCCTTTTCCTTTTTCAGAATAAACACGAATAATAATTGCACCTTGTGCATTATCAACACTGGAATTTAGAGTTACTTCATTTGTAATTCCAAAAGTAAGATTTACTGTGACATATTCTGTAACACTTCCTAAAGGTGCAGCCGTAATATTATCAAAAAACACTGGTACAGCAGGAGATAAATTTGTAAAAGCAGTAAGAATAGGACTTTCTAAGGCTGCTCTAATCCCTTGATAATTCATTTTTTACCTTTAAAACCCATTTGTAAACCTTTTCTAAGGCTTTTTTTAAATTCACCACCTTTTAAGTAGGTAGAATACCAATCCAAGGGTGCAGTAATTCTTGCTCCTCCAGAACCACCAGAAATTTCACCTCTAAAAGTTGGTGAATCTGGATTTCTTTTTCCTGTTTTTACAACTTTCCCTGGGTCTATTGGATTTTCAGGTCTATCTGGGTCTTTTGGTCTAGGAAAATTAGGTGGAGTAAATCTACCTTTTTGTAAATCTAGTGCGTATTTAGCCCATTTAGATGTGTTTGTAATCTCTATTTTTCTTACTTGCTCCTTTTGTTCTAAAGAAAGTTGTGGCACGTTACTTAAACTATAAGGATAAGAACCACTACTAGCTACACTTCCTCCTTGCTGTTTTGAAACTGCGATCCAATTGTCTCTAAACTCTCCAGACCAGACAGGTCCTTTTTTACCTAAATCATTCATAACTTGCACCGCAGCATTTCTAACTCCATCATTTATTTCTACCATAAGCTCATCTGTCAGAAGACCCAATCGAACATCTCTTTTTCTTGTTCCAAGAACTCTTCTACCTCCCTTAGTAGTAAAACCTGTCAGTTTAGGGTTAGCAGCCATTATTGTATCCTCACTAATAAAGAATGATATACAGGTTTATCACCTCTATATGTTCTAACTGATATTATCTTACCTTCTACTGTAGAACCTGCTCGTGGATATTGAATACGATCTGCTTGAGTAGGATAATAGTCTCCTAATTCTGAAGCACCAATTAATACGGTTACACTTGTCGATTGCAATACACCTTCACTTTCACTTGAACCTACCTCTGAAATAATTCCTTTTACAGTTACGTTTGTATCAGATCCTGTTACAGCACCACTTGTAGGATTATATGTACGAGGTGTTGTTGTTTTTATATATGTCAAATCCTGACCAAATTGTGATAAAACTTGTGCAGGTATCGAACCAAAAATATTGTCTATTGCTGCCATATTATCCTCTCATTACTCTTACTTGATAACTACCACTACCACCAGAACAATATGCTCCAAGGTAACTTTGTATCCAGGGGTAAACATCAAATACATTATTTACTGTTCCTGTACTTTGTGAACTTTCATTATATTTAACTTCTAAATCACCAATCTTTACTTCAGAAGGAACACCTGCTGTACCTGTATTTCCAGTAATTGCATCAGTATCATTTGCTAATGCTCTAGCTAATTCATATTGTGCATATTTAATATTATTTGGAACGGCTGTACAAGCAAGTACAACATCATCTACTTCATAATTATTTCTAGGAAACTTTAAAGCCTGACCATTATCACATCTATCGCCATAAAAAACCAAGTTATCTATTTCTCTAGTTGCTGCTATTAATGCTCTATTCTTTTGATCGTCTGTTTTATTTGTCCAAGTCGTAGAATCAGGTACAGTTTCAAAATATGTATTAGCTTGAGCCAACGTAACATAACTATTAGCTGAAGTTCCCGATAATGTAGCGTCTATAGTTGCTGCCACGATCCAAAAAGTAATTTAGTTTTATTGTAGCGTAAAGAAAAAACCCCACCAATAATTGATGAGGTTCTTTACTGCTTTGCTTAGTTAACTTAATAATACAATTAATAAGTTGAAGTATCAAGAGGTGTGTTAACTGTTAACTGAACCAATGGAATTAAGTCAGCATCATATGTGATTGCCCACTTGTTAGCTGTCGCTAAGTTCGCATTAGTTGGGTTATCAGCAGCATCATTCCACTTAGTACCCATAACATGATAAGCAGTGTGATAATCAACAGACATAACATCTTGCTTAGAAAGAATGTTTCTTTCAGCTTCGATTC